GTATAGGCAGACCATTAAAAACCCTGCAGCTGTTGTATCAGTAGAGTGGACATTTGATGTAGGTGGTTATAATTACTTCAAGGCATTTTATGCATTATATACCAAAAGTGGCTCATTACCTTTTGAGATTGACCTAGCTATAGATGGGACAGCACTAGAGCAATACACAGCATATTTCCTTGATGACAGCATAAACACAAATGCAGTGAGTGCTACAGATTATTCCGTATCAGCTAGCCTAGAGCTTAAGGCAAAGCCATTAACGGCATCAGGAACACCAAGCACGCCATATAAGCTAAACTATACACCTAACCAAGCATCATACAGTTTAGACACACGACAAGAAACTATAGCAATCCCATTAGAGGGCGGCACAAGTCGATATAGACGTGATATTATTGATGCAGCTACGATTGCGAATGTTAGTTGGGTGTTAAACACAACAGAATATGCAGACTTTAGAGAGTTCTATAAATTAACTACAGCTGCAGGAACAACAAGCTTTAAAATAGACTTAGCTATTAACTATGGCACACTGGAAGAATACGACGCACGCATTATACCAGACAGCCTATCTACATCAAGATATGCAGATGGCTTCTTTAGGGTGCAAGCACAGCTAGAGTTAAATGCTAAACCAAGAGACACAGACACTGATTTAATTGCACTTGTCTTATACCCAGAGTACGGCGAAAACTATGCGACCTTGTTCCCGCCAAGCGAAAATGATATAGATATCATCATAAACACAGACTTTCCGAGCTATCTAAATGAGTAATTATACAGAGTTCTATTTAAACAGTGACAGCAACATAGTGCAGCTAGAAACTATAGAGCTGTCGCATAGCGATTTCACACAGACCTATCGAGTAGTAAGAAATGCAACCAATGGCATTACAGCAACCACAGAGACAGGTGCAAGTGTTGCTTTTACATATTATCCATTAGCTATAGACGCAGCTGAAACAAGAGATAACTTAGACCAGTCATTTAAAATAACACTAGGCGATTTAGGTGAGATACTGCCAACCGAATTAGACGCAGTAGCAACAGCAGATGGGTTTGGTGAAAAGCCAGTATTGATTTATCGTACATATAGGTCAGACGTTTTAACTGCGCCATTATTTGTAGTAACACTAGAAGTAGAGAGCTTTACATTTAACGAACAAGGTTCAGTATTTCAAGCAAAAGCACCAAGCTTAAATATAAATAAAACAGGTGAGCTATATACCTTTGCACGTTTTCCGATGTTGCGTGGGTTCTTATAATGCGTGATGAACTTTATCATAAATCTTATGACAAGAATAACTATAATTGCGCTCATTTTGCACGCGATGTATATCTAGCAGAAACAGGTAAAGATATTGGTGACACATTGTCAGGCTTTCTATTGCCACCAAGCAAACGTGTAGTCGATATGGCTAAGAGACATAGACTAATTAAACTAGACAGACCTATAAGCCCCTGCCTAGTTATAATGTTAGGTAGTAGAGTTGCGCCACATGTGGGTGTATTTATACGTGATAAAGTGATACATATACGTGAGCATGGCGTGCAATATGTTTCATTACATATAGCCAGTATGGGTTTTAATAAGTTGGGTTATTACAAATGTTGAAGCAAGTTATATTGGCAGAGAATGCGTTAGAGCCAGAGACATGGACAGTACATCACGTAAGTAATGTGACAGATTTCTTGATGGAAAGATATGACAGGCTTCCAGATAATGCACGTATTTATCATAATGAAGTTAGTGTTGATAAAGACGTTACGCCAACGAATGAGCAGCAAATAGAGACACTTAATAATCTTGATGGTGTAATTATAGTTGTCATGTATCCTGCAGGTATTACCATACCCTTATGGGTAGTAGGCGTAATATTTGCAGTCGCATCTGTTGCCGTTTCATTGTTGCTTATGCCAAAGCCACCAACACCAACGCAAAGAAATACACAAACTGAAAGTCCAAATAATGGTTTGTCAGATAGGAAAAACAAAGCAAGAATATTAGCACGTATTCCAGATATATTTGGTAAAGTTAGGTCAACACCAGACTTGCTAAATTTACCCTACAAAGAATTTATCGACCATCAGGAGGTTGAGTATGCCTATATGTGTGTTGGACGTGGCAGTTATGACATTGCAGCCGATAACATAAAAGATGGTGACACAAAGTTTAGTGATATCTCAGGTGCATCTGTTGCAGTGTATGGCCCACAAACTAGCCCAAATAGCGGCACGCCACAGCTTACAATCGGTTCAGCAATTAATGAGCCAGTCCTTAAGTCAGTCAGGAGTGATGCAGCTAATGGTCAGACACTTAAAGCACCAGATGCTGCATCTTTTAACGGAAATCTTAATACTAAGTTTGTGTATCCAAATCAAATTACAACCACAGCATCAGGCATAGATTTTACACAGGAATTTGTAGCAGGTTCAACATTAGTTGTTTCTAATGCTAGTTATACAGCAGTGGTTGGAACAGCAGGTAGCCGACTTACACGTAATGTAAAATGTAAATTAGCATCTAATCTTTCAGATGGTGAGATAGTATATACAAGTAATAATCCAACAAATGATTTTAGTGTTGGTGATGGTGTAAGGCTTGAGCTTGCATTATTTCAGACAGATGACAGTAGCACATTAAGTCTTAATGGTGATTATACTGTTAAAGCTGTCACAAGTACAACTATTACGCTTGACTATCCAGCAGACGTGAATGTTAATTGGGGACAAATACCTAACGAGTTTTCCGCAGGCGAGACAGGCACAAAGAATGTATTTCTAACAAATCTTGGCACTGTTGTCAGCGTTAATCTAGCAGGTAGTTATACAATATCTAGTGTAACAGCAACTACAGTCAGTTTGAGTAACCCTGCTAGTGTAAATAGCGACTGGAACAAATTAGATGATTATGACAATCCTGCAAATGAAACTGGATTAATAAGCCCACGCATATCATCTACAGGCGAAGCTTTTATTGGTTGGTTTAACTTGCTGGTTGCAGACCTTGATAAGATATACATTAACTTGGTTGCATTGCAGGGGTTATATAAAGACGATGGCGAGCAGCAATATGCGTTCAACATAGCAGTGCAGGTGCAAGTCGAGCAAACAAGTGCAACTGGTACGCCAACAGGTACGGTAGAAACATTTACAGGCACAGTATTAGGTTCAAGTAGCAGCAAGAGTACACGTGCTTTGACTATGAAAATAAATCCTACTTTTACAGGATATTGCAGGGTACGAGTTAAACGCATTACAAATAGTGATACTAACTTTGAAGGTAGCGTAGTTGATGAGGTAAAGTGGCGTGATTTATATGCAATGTCACCAGTGACAGAGCAGCACTTTGGTGATGTAACTACAGTGCAATCAGTAACGTATGCTACTGATGGCGCATTAGCTGTTAAGTCACGTAAGTTAAACATGGAAGTGACACGCAAGTTACCTAAAATACAATATGACCGTTTTACATTCCCTATGAGCTGGACAAGCCATAGCAACGGTTTAGTTAAGGTTGCAGGTAACAATGTAACAATAAGTAGCGACGGTAGTAGTTATGGTGGCTATGCTGATTTAGATGCTGTCAGTAATGGGCAGGTTATTACAGTAACACTTACACTGGACAATACTAAGACTACAGCTACGACAGTAACTATTGGGCTGCATGATGGCACAAGCTTTATATCTAACACAGCAACAGTAACCAACGGCACAGCGACATATACATTGACTACAACAGGGGCAGAAGCAAACCCATTTGTATTATTGCAGTGTGCTAATAATGACACATATTTTACTGTAACAGATATGCAGGTTAGTGGCGAGGATTACCCTAGCACGCAGACCATTAGTGCAGATACATACTATGGCGGTGTAATTACGTATCAATACGGCGGCGTTAAAGTAGCTAATGATGGCAGCAGTTATGGACTTAGTACGCCTATAGAATATGGCAACACAGGATATAAAACTATTGTAGACTTTGACTTATTATCAGCCTCTACAAGCACGTCTGTTAATGTTGTTATACTGGACAACTCAAATCAACCAATGTCAAATGTAGTAACTGTAACTGCAGGTAGCAGGTCAGTAACATTAACACATACGGCTAAAACAGCAGGTCGTGTCGTTATATATAGCACACAGAGCAGTACGTTCTTTGCGCTACGTAATCTTAGAGTTAAGGCGCAAGAACTTGGCGTAACAAAACATGCAACAACAGATGCTGCACAAATATTGACTAACATATGCGTTGACCCTTACATTGGGCGCAGATTATTGACAGAAGTAGACCTAGAAAGCGTTTTAAGCACAGCTGAGAGCGTTTCCGATTACTTTGGAACAACTAAAGCAGCAGAGTTTAATTACACGTTTGACGCTGATAATCTAAGCTTCGAGGAAACTACGCAAACTATAGCAACTGCAATATATACTCAGGCGTACAGGCAAGGCAGCAAGTTAAAGCTGAGCTTTGAGAAGGAAACAGACGACAGTGTGTTATTGTTTAACCATAGAAACAAATTGCCACAATCGGAAGCACGTTCAGTCAGGTTTGGTAATACAAGTGACCACGATGGTATTGAGTTTGTTTATGCAAGCCCAGACGATGATGCACTAATAAGTATATTTATACCCAGCGACCAGAGTGCAACGAACCCAGATAAAATAGAAAGTGTTGGCATCAGAAATGACGTGCAAGCATACTTTGCAGCAAATAGAGCTTGGAACAAAATACAGTATCAAAATACAGTGGTTGACTTTGAGGCGACACAAGAAGCAGACTTATTGGTTACGAATGACAGAATATTAGTAGCTGATAATACACGAACTGGCACGCAGGACGGGCAAGTAACGGCTGTTAATGTGTTAGAGCTTACTTTATCGCAAGACGTAACTTTTGCTGGTGGTGGTGTTACATATACAATATTTTTGCAGCATGTAGATGGAACAGTAGAAAGTATTGGCATCACAGCTGGTACAGCTAGCAATAAAGTTATTTTAGCAAATGCACCGAGATTAAGCTTAGTGACAGACCAAAACAAATACGCACAGACAGGTTATAACATCGTCGCAAGTAATGAAGCACGTGGCACTGCATTTCTTGTAACTGAGAAGCAAGCAAACGATAACTTTACGTCAAGACTAACAGCTGTTAATTATAGTGATAAATACTATACCCAAGATAACGATTATCTTACAGGCGTTGTTGATATCGATGGCGATGAAATTTAGGAGCAAGTAAATGGCAGAATTACCACTAGACCAAGCCGTTCCAAGGTTTAAGGCGAATGAGGATAGATTAGACACGTTTGTCAATTCAGCTACAGGTTATACAACATCTGGTGGCACGTCAGTACAATCTATACAGCAATTTCTTGCTAGCATTGGAAGTAATGGCATTGATTTCGTTGATAATGCTAAAGCTCGTTTTGGTACAGGTAATGACCTAGAAATATATCATAGTGGTTCAGGTAGTTTTATTAGAGATACAGGCACAGGCGACTTAACTATTGATGGCAGTGCAATAAGTATACAGACAGCTAGTGCAGAGCGTATAAGCGTATCGGCATCAGGTATAAACGTTACAGGCACAGTTGAGTTCGATGGCCTAACAGGAACAGGCTCAGTCACAATCACAGACATAGCCGACGAAGATAACATGGCATCGAATAGTGCCACTAAACTAGCCACACAGCAGTCAATCAAAGCATATGTAGACGCACAGGTAGGCTCAGCAGACACCTTATCAGAAGTGCTAGGGCTTGGTAATACTACAGGCGGTACAGACATAGCAGTATCAGCAAATGACGACATTACTTTTGCCGATAGTAGCAAAGCAATATTTGGAGCAGGTTCAGATTTACAAATATATCACGACGCTAGTAACTCATATATTAAAGATGTAGGTTCAGGTAACCTATTTATTGATGCTACAAGTTTACGACTAAGAACAGGTGGGGGAGAAAAATACTTGGTAGCAGATGGTAATGGTTCTGTTGATTTATATTATGATAATACTAAGGTTTTTGAAACGTCCGCTTCTGGTATAGATGTAATAGGTAATGTAGTTGTTAGTGGCACAGTAGATGGTCGCGACGTAGCAACGGATGGTACTAAACTGGATGGCATATCTACAGGTGCAGATGTAACACTAGATGAGATATCGGCAGGTACAAACGTGTCAATCAGTGCTGGTGGCGTTATTAGCGCAACTGCAAGTGGTGGTATTACAAATGTAGTTGACGACACTTCTCCACAGCTTGGAGGCAACTTATCGCTTAACTCACACGATATTACAGGCACAGGTAATATAGATATTGCAGGTACAGTAGAATTTGATGGCTTGTCTGGTACTGGCTCAGTAACAGTTACAGATATACTGGACGAAGATAATATGGCTTCAAATAGTGCGACCAAGTTAGCTACGCAACAATCTATTAAGTCTTATGTAGATACGCAGGTAGCGACTATACCGACAGGTGATATTACGTCAGTAGTTGCAGGAACAGGGCTTACTGGCGGCGGCACATCGGGTGCTGTTACTTTAAACGTGTCAACACTTAACCAAAATACCACAGGTAATGCGGCAACAGCAACTGCACTGCAAACGGCTAGAACAATAGCAGGTGTTTCTTTTAACGGTACGGCTAACATAGCACTAAATAATAACGCTATAACTAACGGTGCAGGTTACACCACAAATACAGGTGATATTACGGGAGTTACGGCGGGTACAGGTTTAACGGGTGGTGGTACGTCAGGTACAGTTACACTTAATGTATCGCAAGGCGCAGGTTCAGGTTTAGATGCTGATACTTGTGACGGATTACACGTAGGTACAGGGAGAAATAATACTGCTAACCAAATAGTAAGGACAGACGGCAGTGGTTATTCACAATTAGGTTGGATTAATACTACATCAGGCGCTACATCAACCACTATTACCAGAATGTATATGGGAGATAATGATGGTTATATACGATATATGTCACCTGCAAACTTCTTTAACCAACAAGCAAGTGCTTTACTTACTGCCGTAAAAACTGTTGACGGTTCAGGTTCTGGATTAGATGCTGATACACTTGATGGTGTTAATGGTGCTTCATATCTAAGGAGCGATACAACAGATTACATGAACGCAAACTTAGTTTTTGCTGATAACGCAAGATTACAAATAGGTACAAACACAGATTTGCAACTGTTTCACGATGGTAATGACTCTTATATTAGAGAGGCAGGAACGGGCGTTTTGTTTATGGATAGTGATGACATACACTTTAGAAACGGGGCGGGTA